GGCTCGCCGCCAAAGAAAGCGGTAAGCCTGGATTGCACTGACTCTGCTGATTGCAGTTGGTCGTTTGGCATCAGTTACTTGTTCCGTAAGCGCTCAACATCACCGTCGTCAACCCAGCGTTGCAACTGGCGTCGAACCGAACGAAGCGCTTGTAGTGAAAGGGCAATCTCGTGATGGGCGTCACGATCACCGATCTGTGAAACTTCGATGGTCGCCAGTAATTGCTGCCGCACAGCCTCGAATGCTTTCTGGATCGTAGGATCGTCCAGCACCCGCTTTGCCTGCTCGGCCCTTGCAATTACGTCGCTCATAAGGTAAGCAATAGTGCTACCAGTTCATCTTCCTCGTCAAGTTCCTGTCGCTGGCGTAGCAAAATGGCCATTTCGTACTTCTCGGCGACGGCGCGGTATGCGTCGGTAATTGCTTCAAGGCGGGCTTGAACGTCGGCAATCCAGTTGCCGTCGATTCTGCCATCGTTGGCAGGCCGAACCTCGATAACTGGCTCGGTTAGCTTGAGCGGAGCAGTGTTGAGGCGGGCTTTGCGAGCCTTGCGCTCACGCTTGCGCAGGATCTCGGCGGCCTCGGATTCGGCAACCTGACGCGCCGCTTCGGATGCAGCCTCGACAAGTTGCTCGGCCTCATACTCCGATGAGACGACGAATTCCTTGCCGTCAATGGTGACAACAATCGGCTTGCGACGGCGTTTGGATGCCTTGCGGGCCTTGCCGCCGCCACGTTGAACCTGAGTTTCCTGTTCTCCACCGGTGATTGTTGGACCGAAGAACACCTGTTCGTTGATGAACAGGTCGGGCAGGATCGTTAGCGTGCCGCCGGTGATGGTTGGGCTATAGAAGGTCTGCCCGTTGGTGAACAGCGACGGCGCAATGGTGTAAGTGGCGCTTACCGTTACATCGTAGAAGGTGCTTGTGTTGCTGAACAGGTCCGGCGTCAGTGTGTAGGTGGCGCTGACTGTCGGGCTGAAAAACTCCTGAGTGTTGGTATATAGGGAAGGCTGAAGTGTGACGGCTCCGCCGGTGACTGTCGGCGAGTAGAACGTCTGCGTATTGATGAACAGGTCTGGCGTCAGAGATTGGGCGCCGCCGGACTGGGATACTGTTGCGGAGTAAAAAGTCTGTTCGTTGGTGAACAGGCTCGGCGTCAGCGAATAGGTCGCTGATACGGTGGCCGAGTAGAACGATTGGGAGTTGGTGAACAGCGATGGGGTCAGCGTGTAAGACGCTGAAACCGTGGCCGCGTAGAACGTGCTGCTATTGGTGAATAGCGCCGGTGTCAGTGCATAAGTTGCGCTGACTGTGGCGGCATAGAAGGTCTGGGAATTGGTAAAGAGCGACGGAGTAAGAGTTTGCGAACCTCCGCCGCTGCTTGTTGATACGAACAGCCCGCCTCCGGACAGCAACAAGCCTTCGCCGCTGCCGGAGTCCTGAACTAGGCCGACGCCGGGAATCAGGCGGTCGGTCATGTCAGCTCACCGTGACTTTCGGATCGACGTAAAAGTAACGGCTCGACGCCACGTTGGCCACGGCGCAAGCCACGCGGGCGCGGAACTGCCCGGTTTCGTTGACCGTGGCCGTGACGCTGAGTTTCTGCTTGTAGGTGAAACTCGGCCCGGTGCCGTTCCACGTCGAACTGGTGTCGTCCGTCTGCGCGGCCGCGGTGGTCGTGATGTAGGTGCTCGTGGCCGGGTTGTGGCGCCAGTCCGAGGCAAGGTTTGACTGTGCCTCGTCCACCGTGCCCAGATACTCGACCTCCAGCCACACTTCGGCGTCAGTGAAGTCAGCCGTATCGTTGGTGATGTACAGGTCGAATGTCTTGGAGCCGGTGCTGCTGACCTCGCCGTAGATCCACGGCGTGTAGAACGGCTTTCCTTCGACTGGGATCGTTGCCGGCGTGGTCACGAGCCACGAGCAGGATGACCCTTCGACACTGGCCCCACCGGTTCTGTAGATTGCCGAAGAAGATGCCACGTCCCCCATCGGATTGCGGTACAGCAGATACGTCGGATCGTCTGCCGGGCCGCAGTTGACGAACCAGATTTCGCCCATCGCTGTCGGGCGCCCGGTGGTCATCGGCGTCCACGTTGAAGCAGTGATGCAATTTGAAAAGTAGAAATTGCCCGCTACGTCTCCCGTGACAATTTCGCAAGCCGTTGCATTCGTGAAAGTCGAGAAGTCACAACCCGACGCCCGAAATGTGTTCAGGCCGCCAGAGGCCGAGACAACCACGCCGGTTCGGTTCGTTCCGTTCGTGAACGTTACTTTTTGCAGCGTCGCTTCGCCGTACGAAAAGCCACTGAACACCTGCGCGGCCGTTGCGCCACTGTCTGCCGCCATGCTGACAGTCGTGTTTTGCATCAAGGTGCGCGAGCTACTGTTGCTGCCCATCTCGATCTGCCGGCCATTACCCGGCTTCAGTGTGCAGTCGTGTACCGCAATAAGCTCGTCAGCATCGTTGTTGAGCGAGATATACCCGCCGGCCGCGACGCACATCCCGTAGAACGCGAACGACCCGTCGAAAATCAGGTTGTAAGTGCTTTCCGTCGTGTCGATCTGGTTGGTGCTGCTGGCTTGGTACGCGGCCGGCGAACTGCCTTGCGTGGCGCTGATAAACAGCACCGGAGCGCCGGAGGTCGGGCCAGTCACCGTCAGGTTGGCGGTATTGGTTGCCTGACACACGCTGTTGTGACCGAAGTAGATGATGTCGCCGCTGGCGAACGTGTACTCGGCATCGAGCGCATTGATGCTCGTGTCGGCCGTGGCCCACGAGTTCTCGGTGGTGCCATCGCCGCCGTCATCGACGTAGTAGGTGGCCATCGGCTAGCCCGCCAGAATCGCCGCCGCTTCCGCTTCGGCCAGTTGCTCGGCCACCTTGGCGGCCACCATCGCCAACTGCGCCGACGGCGTGTAGTTCGGGTCCGATGTGATGACCGGGCCGTAGGGGTGCCATACGCCGCTGTCGTCCCGGCAGCGGAAGTAAACGAGCCGCTGGCCGCTGGCCGCGCCATGCACGGACTCAACTTCGGTGGCGACGATAGCCATCAGAGTTCACCCTCGGCGAGCATGGCAAGGTAGCGATCCTTGATCGGCACGAAACGCGTGGTCACGAGGTTGTTCCATTGAGTTGTGTTGAGCGACTTGCCGAACGCCGCGTTGTAGGAAAGGCGCACATCGTTGCTGGTAAGGTCGCCATCCTGAATGCGCTGCCAGATCCACCAAACCATGCGGTGATAGGTATATTTGTCACCAGCCGCGTAGGCGGCCTGCAACTTGCGCCAGAAACGGGCGGCAAACTGCGCGGGCGTCTGCGCTTTCAAAACAAGAGCCATACGACCCCGCTATGCAAATTTTCGCTCATTTAAAACTACGCAAGTCAATTGGCCGCCCTTCGTGGAGATAGGCGTGCCAGGTTGCAAACAGCCCTTTTTTTGGGCGAAGCGGCTCGAAGTGCCATAGCGGGCCGGAAGGTCCGTCAGGCTCCCACGAGAGCCGAAGAACTCTTGCACGTGGAGACATTTCGATAATCAATCTCCCCTTCCAGCCCGAGAGTGCAAACTTCTTGAGCGCCCACGACCAGCAATTCTGCGTAGACGGTGCTTCATGTGCCGGATCGATGGTGGTATCGCCAAGGCCACGAATACAGGTGTCCCAAACACCCATAAGGAGGCGACCCAGAAGCGCCACACGATTACGGCTTGCCCTTGCCGGAGGTCACGGACTTGCTGGCCTCGTTCCAGCGCAGGAACATGGAGAGCACTTCACCTTCCATGTACTCATATACATCGCGAGGAACATTGCTGTAGGTAACGGCTCCGAATCTCGCAAACTCTGATCCGTCGTCGTTGGTGACAATAACCGGGCCGACTTCAACTTTCATTTCTGCTCTCCAGGTAGTTGATGCGATTAGCCATCCACAGAAGGTATGGCTGCATTGCTTTGACCTCGCGCAGCAGTTGGTTGCGCTCGGCAGACAGGTTCATTATCAGCGTTACCTGAGATCGAACCTCGGACTCAAGCCTCTCGGAACGACGTCGCTCGTCGGCAAGTTTCTTCCATAGAGCGCGCTCGGCCTGAGAGTCTTGAGTCACTGCTTTCTAGACTCCACTAAGCGGAGATCCGCCTTGAGCCTCCTGCGGGCTGGTGGCAGGATAGTCGGTCGGTTGCGTTTCCTTGATGTAGGCAATGAAGTTGCGCATCGATGAAACGTAGCCGCGGTTGCGGCTCATGTCATGAGTAATCAAGCCGACAGGCTGGCGGGCCGACTGGCAGTTGACTACTTCAATGCGCCAGCGGTGCAGGAACGACAACGTGCGGTTGAAATATTCATTTTCTACTTCCTCGAACTTCTCGGGGACTTCGAGGATCTCCATGATCCCCTTGGTTTCCGGGAGGTCGACTTGAGGCTCCTGCTCGATGAAGTTCAATTCGCGCTCGTACGAATCGACATACTTAACGAGGCGGGCGAGGTCGAACTGATTGACGTAATCGAGTTGGGCCGATGCGGCTTTGTAGACCTCGCCGATAATGCGATTGAGGCGGCGCCACAGTGATGCAACATCGATATTGTTGACTTGGAAAGTGGTGGGTTCAGCCATATGAGGCTCCTGCGAATGTGCCGGTCAATCGCGGCCGGCAGCGTGGGCTAGAGTTGGAAAATGCCCGAGGCGTTCCAGGTGATCGTGATGTCGCCGCCGTTCGGGGTGACTGGAAGGCCGGTGACTCCGGTATCGATGTAGGCGACGAGACGGGACGTAGCCACGTTACCAGTGTCGATGTAGATAACCAGAGCCTCGACGGAGTTTCCGGTGACGGCACTGAAGGTGACGTTGTCTCCGTCGAACAGTCCGTTGGTGACGGTGGTGTTGGCGATGGTGCCCGGGGTGCCGACGACGCCGCTAAGGTCGTTGTAGAAGTCGTGGGCGGCGGAGTAGGTGTAGGTGCCGGTGTCGACAAGGGCAACCTTCACGGTGCCGTCGTTCAGGTCGATGTCGGTCAGGCCGTCGAGCAGCGCCTGCTTGTAGATCGGGTAGATTGCGTTCGCCATTTCACTTGCCCCGCTTACCCGGTTTCATCGGTTTCTTGCCTTTCTTGCCGCAGCCCATTTTGATCTCCTTGGGTTACTGAATCGTGATTTCTTCGGTGCTGCCATCCGCGCGCTTGGCACGCGCCGCAATCATCCTGCCGGTCTTGGGATCGCGAATGCGCTCGATTCCGACAACCTTGCTGCCGCCGACCGACTGGATCACCTGCTGCATGGCGGATTGCAGTTCGTTGAACTGCTGAACCATGTTCGATAAAGCGGCGTCCTTGTTGGAGGATTCGGCGCGCTCGGAGTCGGCCCGCTGGAACTCTGCGGCCTTGATCGCCTCGGTGCTGCCAATCCTGCGCATCTCTGTTTCGGCCGACCCGGCAATCTTCATCTGCTCGATCTGGAACTGGACCTGAGCCTCAAACTCGGTTTTCCACTTGTCGAAGGCGAATTGCTGCTGGGCCTGCCACTGCTTGAATTGCATATCCGTCTGAACCTGTTGCTGATCAGCGGCTAGTTTGGCTTGGGTCTGCTGGGCTTCGCCTTGCTGCTTCATCTGTTCGATGAGCAGCGGAAGCGGGGGCTGCGGTGGCTGGGGCGGTAGAGTCGATGGGTCGGTAACGAACTTGTCAGGATTCGACAGCGATGCGGCCTTGGCAATCTCGATCAGTGTGGCGTAGAGGTTCTGGGGCTGGACGATACCGACAGGCGCAGCGGCCATCTGCATCTGGAACATGCCCGTTAGCTGCGCAAGCATCGAATCTTTGTTGCCGGTGCCGAGGCCGACGCTGATCTTGACATCCGATCGCTTGCGCCACTGCGTAGGATCAATCGTTACCCACTTGTTGCGCAGCTTGATCACTTCCTCGGCGTGGCCGTGCTGGAGGATCAGGCGGTGAACGATCAGAAATAGGCGCTCGACTCCTGTGGCAAACAGCCGCGCAATCATCTCAACGCGCTGGGCGGCAGAGTTCGTAAGCTGCGAGATCCCAGATGCAGTCTTGTTCAGCGCATTGGAGTCGGTACCCTGGAAGTAGGCATTGATCCCGGTGCGATTCTGTCTGCGGGAGTCGAAAAAGCCGATGGCGCCAACGGCGTCGGGGAAGGTGTTGGGCACCGTTACCGGCATGAACTCCTGTGGGGGCTGACCGTCGACTCGGATGACTCCGCCAACTCGTACGTCGAGCAGATCGGCCATATTGACCCGATCGGACACTGCAATCCTCGGGGTGTTGCTCAAGTTGATATTGTTGATCGCCGCCCGGGTGAGGTTGGTGTTGATGTCCTCGATGTCGGCAACGGTATCGGCAAGCGACATGCCGATGTGCCTATGAGCCAACGGAATCGGGCTGATGGAGGCAACCGGGATTTCCTCGCTCTCGCGGCGCGATAGCACCGTATCGCCAACGAGGATCACATACTGCAGTTCGTCGATTCCGTCACCGTCGTAGTCGTGCCTGATCCAGATGTAGCGGACCCGGACGCTGCGCATCGACGGGTCGGCAAACTGCGGATCGCGCGTGGCGTCCGACTCGTTATAGAGATCGCGGGCGCGCTCTACTTCGTTGTCGTAGCGGTCGAAGCGGTCGCTGCGGGCATCGGAAATCGTGTCGTCGACCGTGAAGCCCTGCCGCCTCAGTGCTCCTATCGTGGAGAAGTCGTAATACTCGAAGTAGTTGGCCGACGCGAGCGTGCAATCGGAGGCGTTGATGTCGACAAGGCAGCGCTCAGGGGCCAGAACGCGCAGGCACACCGACCCGCGCTTGCGGGTGCGCTTCAGTTCGCAATCGTGCAGGAAGGCAGGCTGAGGTTGAGGCGGCGGCGGAGGGATTTGCGGAGGCTGGCCGGACTGCATGGCCTGCACCTGGGCCGCTTGAGCCTGCTGCTGATACTGAACAATGGCCTGCTGATAAGCGGCTGCATTGCGCTGATCCGCATCAACATTGGGCCTTTGCGAATGCGCAACGATATCAATTTCAGAATCCCGAGCCAGCAGCGCAAACGCATCGTCAGTCAGGTTCTCGTAGAACTCGGACTCGACAACGGCCGACTCGTCCCAGTAGGCGTGCGTATAGCCGTTCTTGAGCAGCAGCGCATCGCTGAACCAGTCGTTGCATAGCTGGTGCCAGTTGTTGCGCTGCGTCAGGACGTAGTTGACGTAATCGGACTCTTGAGCGGAGAGTTCCTCGTCCTCGGGGCCTTGAGGGTCGAACCGGCAAACCTCGCTACCGGATGTGAAGATCCGCAGGAGCGATGGCTTGGTCCACTCGACGACTTCAAAGGTCGTTCGATCCCGAACCTGCGATGTTCCGACTGGCGCCGGATCGATATTGCGGCCTAGGTAGCGCTCGATGGCAAGCGCGCGGTCGCGCGACAGGTCGCCATCGTTGTCGGAGCCGTAGGCTTGCTCGGAGAACGAATCGATTGCGCTAAGGAGCGCGCTTTGGCGGTCTGCCTCGCTTTCTCTTGCCAACTTCCGGCTCCCCGCTGGCCACAGGCTGACCCAGCCGCTGCTGGATAGCGCCAACTTGGGATTGAATTGTACCGATAGTTGTGGCTAGTTGGTCAAGAGTGGCGAATTTGGCGTCGAACCGCTCCTGGAGGCGGATAAGTTCGAGGTGAATGCGCTTGAAGTCGCTGCTGTGGTTGGCTGGCATTATGGAATGGCGAGGCTAGGATAACGGATAGGTTCCTTGCGGGTGGCCGAGCGGGTAAATTCGAGTCCCCTGCCGATCAGCGAGGCAGCATCCACGGCGTCGTCCACGCGGCCGGCCGGAAACTGCAACCACTGAGCCATCACGTCGGCCATCCACGGCTTGTTCTTGGGCACCTTGACCTTGCCCATCGAGGCCATCGCCTGGAACGGGCGGGCGCGGGTGGCCTTATCGTTGATCGACGGCAGCCATTCGAGGTTGCAATAGGCTCGGCGAGCATCCATCCGCTTGCGAAGGAACGGTTCGACGGATCGGCGGATTGGCCCAGCTTCGCCGAACCAAACCATCGGTCGGTGATCGACAATCAGCGAGCACATGTGCTCTATCCAGATGTCGGGAGAGGTTTGTCCGCGCCACCAGTCCAGTAGCCACAAGTCGCCACCGAAGTCCACGCCCCAGATTGCATGCTCTGTGTAGTCGCCACCTCGATCAGTCACCGCGAAGTCGGACGAGCCGTACTTGTGAAGCGTGGACGGCAATGAGGAGTCGTCGTACTCGACAAACCACTCCTTCTTGAAGAAGTTGCCTTCCTCCGGCACAGGATTCTGCTGATAGAGCGCATTCCACGAGCGCACATCGCGGCGCGCGTCCTCTACCATCTCGTCGGTGAACCAGTCGGGCCATAGGCGCTCGCCCGGCTTGCGGCCGATAGGATCATCGGGGCCTGCGATCATCGGAAGCGAGATCACCTTCCACTTAGAGGCTTCGCGCGCGAGGATTCGGCCAGCAAGATCATCTTCATGCCACCTAGTCATGATCAGGACCTGGCGGGCGCCGGGCTTCAGCCTGGTGAGGAAGTCGTTGAGGTACCACTGCCATACTGTCTCGCGAGAGCGTTCAGAATCCGCATCCTCTCGACCTTTAACGGGGTCATCGATGATGCCGAGATCAGCACGCCGTCCAGTGACAGATCCTCCGACTCCGACTGCGAAGTATTCTGCTCCGGTAGTTGTTTCCCACTTTCCGGCTGCTTGGCTATCTTCGCTGATCGAGAACTCGAATACATTCTTGAACTCCTTCGACGCTACGATGTTACGGGCCTTGCGCCCGAACCGCTCTGCAAGATCCAGAGTGTGCGACGCCCCGATCAGCGATGCGTGTTTGTTGCGCCCGATGAACCAAGGTGGGAACTCAACCGAGGTATAGGTGCTCTTGGCGCTGCCGGGCGGCAATTGAAGCATCAGCCGAGTGGTGTCTCCTCGCTCGATAGCTTCCAGTTCGCGGATGATCAACTCATGATGCAAGGCTGGAGATAGTCCGGCATCCCGGTAGCGGACCCACGCGGCGAACGAGTTGCGGGCCTCGATGCGGGCCAGGAGGTCGTCCTCGTAAGCGCGAAGTTGGGCTGGCGTGAGTTTCAATCTGAGGCCTCGTCAGCATAACGATCAACATCCTCGCTCAGCAGACGGGCGGCCGCAAGCACGGCCTCGTCCAGCCCGCCAGCGATGAACTTCGATGCGCTCATGGTCTTAGCATACGGCACCCCGCCGAGAGTGACGATGAGCTGGATGGTATCTCCTGGGGAAAGTTTCATAGCCTTATGACCTCGATGAGGTCGCGCCAATTCTCCATGTCGCCATCGATCTGAAGTTTGACAAGCTCGTAGACCGCCGCGAGTGCGAACTCTGGCTTCTGGAAAAGTTTGTTGTCGTCAATCTTCAGCGACTGTGCGAACTTCGTGTCGTTCTTGGTGATCTCAAGCCTAACGGTGTCTCCTGGGGACAGGATCATCAGAAGAACTCCACAACGCTCTGATTTGCTACAAAATACGGCGGCGTAATAATCGCTACCACTTCTCTATCTCTCGGCTCAACGGCGTATTTGCCAAAGAAAGCATTGTTGTTGCTGGCTTCAACCCACCACTCATCTGCCGAGATAAGCATTCTTGTGTCTGCGTTTCCTACGACCCACTTGTTCATGCGGCCCTCACTGAATTGCCCGATGCTAACTCCGAGTGTCAAGGCTGTGCGCAGTACCTGACGAACGGTAGGTGCGCGACGTACCGTGAGCGCGGTATCCTTTAGCCTACGATGCGCAAACCCCAAGCGCACTAGCAAGAATGGGTACCGGGGGCCTGGGGCGAGCACCGCTATGGCCCGGTCAGACTGGCGCCGGCCAGCGACCAAACCCTTGCAGGAGCCGAAAGGCTTGGGCGAGATGGAGAGGCCCCTGAAAGGGCTGAAACCGGACCGGACTGAGGCCCAGTAAGAGGGGGGTAGGGGGGAGATTTCACTTCCAACGGCGCAGCGAGCCGGCAGGCGAGCGCAGCCCCTAAGCTCGACAAGGCGACTATGAAGCCAAGGCCAACTTGCAAGATTTGCGGCCGCAACCCGGTCAAGAAGAAGCACGACAGGCCGGGCAAGGTCAGGTACAAAACCAAGTGCGCCGCCTGTGATGCCCGGAGTCGAGGCTACAAAGCGGCGCGCGGCGACAAATGTGTGCTCTGCGGATTTGTGCCGGAACACGTTTGCCAGCTACAAGTCGACCACATCGACGGCAACCACCTGAACAACGACGCCGCCAACCTGCAAACGCTTTGCGCCAACTGCCACGCCCTGAAAACCTTCCGCGAGCGCGACAACTTCAAAGAAAACACCGCCCCAGCCGCCCGCCTACAACTCTCGCTCTCGCTAACTCTGGAATAGTTGACTAATTTACTCAGCATTCCAGATTTTTGCTGCGAAAATTAGTGAAGCTTCCTGCCCACCACCCCCCTCCCTCTCTCAAAATCACGACCAGGGGGCCGGGTACCGCAAATACGGTATCGCCTCGAGGCTATGCGGGATCGCGCGAATGTGGGATAGCGGCTTGACTCGGCTGCTCAATTGTGGTAGGCGTTGCGTCAACCGCATCGACACTGCGAGCGGCGAGCACCATGCGCACCAGGTCGGCGAGTGCGATCTCGCGCGGCTGATCGCCCGACACCTCGATTGACTGACGAGCTTTGCCGTCAAGACGATCCGCAACGAATTGCAGGCAGGCAAGGCGATGCGTTGGCGACTCATGATCCGCAGCATCCTCGATTACTCTCATGCACGCTCGATCTAGAGCAGCGTAAGAGCGATGTGCAGCCTTGCGAAGCACATTCTCCACAGTGCGGCGAGACACTGCTAACTGATTGCCGGACTGGAATGGCATTTTACATAGCGCAACGTGTTGACGATGAAAGATTCTTTCACGGCTGGCACGGGGAGCGCAAGTGTGGCGAGATACGTGTTAGTGCTTATGCCGTGAATGGTCACTTGCCGATGTGCAATGTGACCAAATTTGTCAGTCTAGGGGCGAAAAAAAGCCCGCTCGAGGCGGGCATTGTGCCGAGGGAGTGATGGCTAATCGTCTGACGTTTCCTGATCGGCCGCGTACTCTGCGCGCAGGTTTTCGGCTTCGTGCTCGGAAACAATCGAAGTACTGACAAAGCCGTTGTCAGACTCGGCGACTACAACGTAACAACCAATGTGCGGCGCAAGCTCGGGATACTCGGCCGCGTCAGCGTCGCCGATCAACACAAGACTAACGTACTCTCCCATGCCGCCCTCGAACCAGGAAAGCTCCTCACCGTCTGCAGCATTCTCGTAAAAGTACGGCGCCCATTCAGGCTCGCCTTCAAACTTTCCGAGATCGGCAATCCGACCATCAACAATCCGGTATCCGTAATCCATTGCATCCTCCGTATATCGCACCATGCGATGACAGGATTCTACGGCCGGCAGTAGCCGGGCAATATCCCGCTTATCCGGTACTAGCGGCCGCTAGCGCAGTTGCGGGATTCAGCGCGCTGGCAGATAGGCGCATCATTCACTCGGCGCCAATGGTGGCGCAATCAAGGAACGAAGATGATCCTAGTCACTAAAACATTTTCGGTTGTCACGCCAGAGTCGGCGCGGGACGGTGATTTTTCCGAAACCGGCATTGACTTTGAGAATGAACCATTCACTTTCCGCGAGCTGGTCGCAACCATGAAGGCGCACTATCAGCCGTCGTGCTATCCAGTGAGCGGAAACATTCCGGTCAATGTGTGGTTTTCGTCTGGCGCGGATGTTGACTACGTTGACGGGTCGGAAACTTTCACGTCAATTCACTTTTCCATGAACAACAAGCCGCGCTCTGAAAAGTACTGGATCAAAGCAGCAAAAGCTGCCGGCATCATCAGATAATCAACCTGCGCTGTGGTAGCGCATCATCGAGGACCGAAAATGACTACTCGCAAGGAATCGGAACGGATCGTTAGGCAGCATCTGATGCTGCAATCTCTAGGCTTTAGTTCGGACGAAGCCGACAAGCTGCGCAGGATAAGCATGACGCTGCACCGGTGGTGCGAACTCGAGTGCGGCGACGATGGCGGATGCATCGAGCGCGACGAGAGCACGGGCAAAGCCTATTGGCTGAACCCCAACACGATGCGGCGCTATCCGATTGCCGATCGGGAGTCGGGCGCCAAGCGAAGGCTGGCCAAGATCCTGAACGGCAAGCAATTGTCGGCCTACATCCAGACCGATCCGCGCGGCGCTGCGCTGTACATCATCAGGCCTGGCGACGTACCGGCCGGCGCCAGTGTCGAGTCGTGCTACACGAACGGAATTTGCGTCTACTAGGAGCCGACGATGATGACAACGCAAAAACAGGTTCGCGCAGCATTCTGGATCGCGAATCCGGATTTCGATTTTCAGGCGCGCGAAGCTGGAATCCGCAGCAAGCGGCAGAATGAGCACTGCGCTACGGTGCGCTGCGCATTCGTCGATTACGTCGATTTTCTGGCGCGCAATGGCCAGATATCCGAGCGCTTGGCGCAACGGGTGACGCTATGAACGCCGCGCCTTCAGACTCTTTGATCGCCCAAGCGAAAATGCTCAAGGGCTTTTTTCCATTTCGCATTGTTTGGGTCGCCGTTTCTCCCGATGGAGAGGAAAGGTCTGGCGCCAATCCAACAATGCGACGCCCGAACGACCTAGCGCGCAAAGGGTGGAATGTATGGACAATCATCTGAAACAGGAACTAGAGGAAGTAATTTGCGAACTTGAAGAGGCGGAAGAGCGCGGCGACCTAGAGCGTATTTTGTCGCTGGCATTCAAGATCGCGGACCTTCAGAGGAAAGCAGGATGAAGCTGTCCCTATACGCTGCCGGTGGCGCCATGCTCATTTTGGCACCGCTGGCAGGATTTTCAGTCTTATGGGCCGTCCTGCCGCTTGCAGCGGCCTTTTTGATCGACAATGGGGAATAAGGTGGCACTATGAGCAAAACACTAAAAAAACATGTTTGCCTTAAAGATGCTAAGGAAAGCGCACGCAAGCGTTCTCTGTTCGCCAATCTGAAAAGCGGACAGAATGAATACTTCGAGGTAAGAACGGCGCCCGACGGCTCAGTTTTTAGCGGCACCATGTCAGACTTTAGCAATGTCTCATGGCCGATGTTTGTCGGGTACTGCAATGGATACCGTTACGAGGAATGACATGGAAAACAGACCACATCGTGGAATGCACATGGGAGATCCTGACTGGCCGATTGATGCATCATCGGATTTCGAGGTACAACCAATCGGCACCGGCCGACAGCTTGCTGACCATGCCGATCGCCTGCGCGACCTGGCAACCGCCGTGCGCTACGTGCTGAACTCTTCCAACCTGACAGCAACGCAACGCATCGCACTGCGCGCAGCACTAGCAAACGCTGGCCAGCCTGACAAATAACGTCACATCGCACACTTTACTAGGGCCGACAATTCGGCCCTTTTTCTTGTGTGCAGCGCACAATCGGGACTTTTCCGGCCGGGACAGGACAGACGACTATAGTCCCGTAAATGTCCCGTCCCGAAAGGGACATTTACTATAGTCGATGTCCCCTGTCCCCATGTCCCCAAAATGTCCCCTTGAATAGCGCTTTCTGTCCCCACAATGTCCCTTTCAGGACATGACGCGGCGCAGCAATCCGTCGGATATTTGGACGATGCCGGAATGTTCTGCCCAGGCCAGGGTGCGTTGCCACTGTTTCTTTTTGGCCTCTTTGGTTTCGCAGTCGGAGTCTGAATAGAAGCGTTTGCGGGCCTCGGCGATGGGCAATCCGAGCGCCGCAATCTCCAATATCGAACGCTTTGGGCTATCCGGCCCAGATCCGACACTTTCGGCCAGTGCTTTAGGGTCCGCTATATGGTGCGCCGCAATGCTGGTGATGGGGTCGCCGTCGGAGTCTGTGCCCAGCTTAACAATGTCCAGGCGGAAGGCCACTGGCGGCAGCAGAGCGCCGTCCTTTTGCTTGGAGCATTCGAGGGTTGTAAGCATCGCGCCCTCGGTCCTGAACACCCCGAACACGAAGTCGGCATTGGCGACGATTGCCGAGCTGCCGCGCGGGCGTTCGGTGGCAGCGTGTCCGGCATGATGAACCATCAGCACCGAGGCGCCGAACTTGGACACGAACGCACTGACCAGCACCCGGAAAAAGTTGGCTATCTCCGATGCCGAATTTTCTTCGGAGTCGAACGTCTGGCTTAGGGTGTCGCCTACGATCAGGCCGGGAATGAATCCAGCGGCCTCTAGAACACGCGCCAAGGGCATTGCGTCGGTTCTTAGTGTCAGAGGGTCAACCACTACCTTCAATGGGCACCTGCGCCAATCCAGGCCCCTTGCAACGTGCCACGCCTTGATCCTGTTGGCAATGCCGAGTCCGCCCTCGAAGGCGCAGTAAAGGACGTTGGTCTGCACCGTTTTCAGGCCAAGCCACGGCAGGCCGTAGCAAAGGTGCAGAGCCATGTCCAGGGCCAGCGCGGTCTTGAACGATCCGCTGCCGCCCCACAGAAGGCCCACCGAGGCGACCGGAATCGCTCCCTTCACCAAGTACCTGATTTCCTTCATCCTTTCGTCCATTTCGCACAGTGAAAGCAAGGATACAGAGGGCATGGGCGCTCCGGTATGTAGCGGCAACTTGGGATGTTCACAGTCTAGCGTCTACCGCAAACGCGGCAAGACCCGTATTCAGGGGATCGCCTGCGGCGGGCTAAAGGCGCACAGTTCGTCTCACGCCAACGGTGGCGCATCTGAGGAGCGAACATGACAACAAATCAAGAGTACGGAAGCGAGCTAAACGCTGTTTCTTTTGCTATGCGCAAGGCCCGCGAGACTGGACTGCCTTGGTACGCGGTTGAGTGCAAATACGGATGGGTTGATTCAGAGCGTAAGCCGTCAATTAGGCAAGGGAAAGTTTGGGAGTGCCACCCTAACGGGAAAAAGGTGTACGGATGAACGGTAGAGAAAAGGCAATAGACATCGCCAAAAAGTCCGGAGCAAGGTTTGTAAACATTGATGGAGTCATTTTTGAGGTTTATCGCGCGGAGTATTTGCCAGATCAAGGTGAAAGAGCGTGGTTTGCAGACCCGATAAAGATTTATCCATCAATCGACAATGCGAGAGAAATCAGAAGTAGTAGCGCATTTACAAGAGGGTTTGAGATCAAGATCCATGAAGAAAACAAAGAGGAACTTTTGGCTGATGCTATGAGATACCGCTGGCTGCGAGATTACGCTCTTGAAGTTTTGATTCCTGGTCCAGTTGTATGCGGCGCGGATAAGTGGGGAGAGTTAGCAACTGTCAACGGAAAGCACATCACCAGTGACGGCCACGATTTGGACGCTGAAATTGACAAAGCAATGTCTGAGTTTTCAAAACAAAGGTAGCTACAACGGTGGCGCATTGAGGAGTGAACGATGACACAAAGCGAACTGAGCAAGATCATGAAGCAGGCCGTGCAGCCTTGGCGTGAGTACGGCGCACGTCTGCCGGACGACATGCCGCCTCGTGGCGGCGACAAGCGGGCGCTAACCCGTGTACTGAACGACGCCGAGATCGAACGCGAGAATGCACTTGATCTTCTCAAGGTGAACTGATGAATCCGAATCGCAAAGCTGTTAGCCGGCACGACCAGATCGACCGGGCGCGGATCATTGCGCGCTCTCTGGGCGTGTATCAAGCCGCGCGTTACCTGGCGCTCCGCAACTGGAGCATCGACGCGGCACTGTGGATTCTGACTAGGAGGGGTTAGAAATGGATACTTTGTCAGCTTTTGCAATGGGCCAAGCGAACCGCGGCAAAGAGCCGATGTTTTTTGACTGGATCAAGGCGGCAACCATCATTGTCGAACGCGGCGCAAAAGAGGCAAGCGCCGGCCTTGCTGGCGATTGGGAGTGGACCGGCGGGCCGATTCTCAAAAACGGCAAGCCGGTCAGGAAAGAGGACACGTACACGTACCTTGCATCTACATGGGCCACGCCGCAGCTTGAAGTCGACGGAGACTTGATCGACTGTTTTGTCATGAAGTCGAAAACCGATGGATGGGACAGCGAAACGTATTGGCCAGATGAAGCGCTTGAGATTCTTAATCGGAGGGCCTGACCGTGGAGACTACGAAGTGCGGATCGATCCGGGTAACGATCAGTGTGCCGGTGCAGGTGCAGTATCGGGTGACATCCGGCGTGCCATTCGATGTGCGAATTGGTGGCCTCGTCAGAATGTACGACTTGATGCCGGAGGACGTGAGGATTCAGATCAACGAGCAGATCATTGCCGAGGAACGCAGGCATGAGGATTAGCATGAACTACGGCGAGGAATTCCGCGATCTCATCGAGTGCCTTCTCGGCGATCTCAACGTCGAGTGGGAGTCGCTCACCGAGGATCAGCGTGTGAAGCACCTGAACCGGGCGAACGACTTCTTCAGCAACGTGTGGAATGCCGGATACCGCGAGGGTCTGGCCGATGGGAGGTACGAACCGTGGCCGTGAATCGTGAAGTGATCGAGCTTGCCGACGACCTGGCGCATAGCGTCGGGATGAAGCAGGCCGACGAACTGTTCAAGGCGGCTCTGGCGCTGGCCTATCAGGTCGGAGTGCGCGACGGAATTAGGGAGGCAGCTAGCGATGTTACGAAACGACTGGGCGCTTGATTATGTCCGCATCGTCGATTGCAGGCCGGATGAGAGCATTCAGAGACGCAATCAGGATGCTCTGGAGCGGGCGAGGCAAGCGCTCGGCGACAGACACATCCTGGTTCGACGGATAGACCGGCCAGGAGACTACTGGCGCGCAGGATTCTGGAGGGACTTCGATGCTCGCAGATGATCGGTTGTGGTATTCGGCCGGAGAGGTCGATCAGTTGCGCAAGCGAGTTGATGATCTGCTAACCGACAATGACCGCATGAGTTGGGAACTGTGGGCTTCGCAGGTTGCGGTGCGCGTTCTGGCAGAGCGGATTTCTGAATTGGAGGATGCGTGATGCCAATCGGATATCACTTTCACAATGGAAAGACTTTGCGCGACGGTCGGCCATTGCCAGAAATAGGCCATTGGCTTGAACACAGCGGACAAATCGTAATGTGCAAGTCCGGGCTGCACGGATCTGACGATCCATTCGATGCGCTTCAGTACGCTCCGGGTCCGTGGCTCGATCTGGTCGAGTACGACGGCGACATTGAGCGACAGACTGACAAGTGGGTTGCGCGCAGGCGCCGCACGATCAAGCGAGTAGACCTGACTGATACGTTGCGATACTTTGCTCGTATGCAAGCATTGTCGGCAATCATGAGTGCTCCGGCAAACGTTCCTGATGTAGTGCTGGATTGGCTGATGACCGGAGATGAGTCGTTGAAGTCGGCGGCGGAGTCGGCGGCGTGGTCGGCGGCGTGGTCGGCGGCGGAGTCGGCGGCGAGGTCGGCGGCGTGGTCGGCGGCGTGGTCGGCGGCGGAGTCGGCGGCGAGGTCGGCGGCGAGGTCGGCGGCGTGGTCGGCGGCGTGGTCGGCGGCGGAGTCGGCGGCGTGGTCGGCGGCGGAGTCGGCAGCGAGGTCGGTGGCGAGTTATGAATTTTCAATTCTCGTGAACGAAGCGTTTGAGTGCTGCAATGTCACCTGAGCGCTACCCTTATAACGTCGATACGGGATTTCTCGATCAGCGCCGCCTGGACGACTATCAGCGTGGTGGACGGCCGACATCAACGCACTGGTGCCCGTACTGCGGGGATTACATGCCACGCGGGGTGCAGCCGGAAACCTGGCGGTGCTGCGGCGAGGTCGGGCACGCGGTAGACACTGAGCAGGATGAGGCTCAACGGAAACAGGAGAGGGAAGATGAGTGAGTGGATCAGGAGCGCCGCGTATTCGCGCGGCGACCATCAGGTCAAGGCCGTGCAGTGCGGGCCGAACATGGTACTGGTGATGCTCAATGTCGGGCTGATGGACGCGAACATCGCTATCAGTCTGGAAGCGGCAGAGCAATTGGCCGAGCAGATCAAGGCATCCGTAGCTGCGGCGCGCTCGGAATCGCTGAAGGAGGCCGCATGAGCAACATCAAGATTGCCGCCTACGGCCGCTGGTCTAGCCGCAAGACTTTGCAGATCGCATCGCTGATCGAGCGATTCGGGTCGGATAGTGTCGTCATCGTGAATGCCGACAAGGGCATCGGCCCGGTTCACTCGGTAGCCAAGAATGTCGTGGAGGCGAACAGCCTCGATGATCTGCGCCGGGCTTACGGCGATGTGGTTAAGTTCATCAAGGACAAGCCGGATGCATGGTTGTGCCTCGACGGCATGACCCGCGTGATGAACTGGATTGCGGACGAGGCCATCGGCGGGGCTGACGAGTATGCCGAACAGCTGGCGCTCGGCACTCCGCACGCCGGGATCGAGACGCGCCTGAAGCCGTATCGCCGGTTTGTGACGAGCGATGGCGGCGTGGACATGATGAGGATTTACGGGTTAATCGGCACAGACTCGAAGAACCTGTTAGGCGCGTGGCTCAAGCTCAACTGCAACTTGTATAGCACCTATCTGGAGGACCAGACGAGCAACGGCCGAGACAAGGGTCCACCGTATGTTCCGGACGTTCCTGGGCAGGTCGGACTCAAGGCAGTGATGTCCACATACGACTTCGTTATCCGCCTCACGATCAAGAACGGCAAGTGCGTAGCTCAGATGGACCCGACCTCGGCGCTGTACCTGAGTCGCACCCGCGAAGATCAGAGCGTGAGCGGCGCGCTGCCGAAAGAGATCGATGATTTCAGCCTGGCGGACTTCGTGTGCAGGATCAGGGGATTGAATCAGTGAATCGCGGCATTTCCTCCTACGGCTGCTCCCGGCCGTCCGTGATAGGGACTTGAGCGCGCCTCGACACCATTCCGCTGGCCCGGCGGTGCGCGTGGGGCACATAACATCACTAAAAACCGCAGGGGCTGACTTTAAGCGGGATACAAGATACGTCAGACACGGCGGCAACTGCCGGGAGCGCAAATTTGGTGCCGAAAGTTGCATCTCAACTCAACGAAAAGGTACGCAACGATGATCAGCTACAACTGGAACGACGCCGCATACGCTGAACTGGAATCCGAGGCAGCCAAGGACAACAGGCTGGGGCACCAGACCTTCATGGTAACCGAGGTCCGCAACGAGACGTGGCCGAGCGGCGACCCACGCATCAAAGTGCTTGGCATCCTCACGACCGCCAACTCCGCGAAGTGCGATTTGACAGTCAGCCCGCCGCCCGCGCCTGAGGTCGTCAAGGATCTCATGGCAACGTGGGAGCCGGCCAAGAAGAAGGCGATCAGCCAGACCATCACGATCTACCGTGAAATGAGCAAGCACTACGGCAAGACGCCGGAGACGCTGATTGCCGGCGACGAGATCAACGTTAACGTCGTGAAGAACAAGGAGGGCTTCATCCGGATTGCGTCGGTGCTGCCGCCTGGCGATCTGGCCGCCAAGGCCGACGCTTCGATGCCGGGCTTTTAGCCGTCCGCAGGACTGGGCGAAAGCGGATGCCGCAGCACTCGTGCCGGAGCCTAGGCAGCGGACGTAGCGAGTAGCCCAACAATTTAGGAGCCAATATGCCGATCACCAGTTGGATCTGCGCCGCCTGCGGGGGACGAGAGGTGCCGCTCGACCACTTCGCTACCACCAGTTGCGGCGAGAAGGTGCACCCAGACTACGCGGCGGCGATCCTGGCCGACAGGGCTGATCAGTACGTCACCGGAAAGGTGAGAGTAAGTCATGGGCTAGGGTGCCCGCGCAGGGCTGCCATAGAGGAATCCGAGGGCTTTGCGGTGGACCCGCTGGACCTGAACAGTATGCTGACAGGCACGGCGTGGCACGCATTCGTGGAGCGGGCCGGACCGAAAGAGTGGGTCGAAGTCGAGGTCAGCGGCAAGCTCGCCGGTGTTCAAGTAGCCGGCAAGATGGATCGGTTGCGCCAGTTGTCTGACGGCACCTGGGCCATCGAGGACTGGAAGCACGTCAACGACTTCGGCGTGAAGTTCATATCGGCAGGGCCGAAGGCCGAACACAAGATTCAGACATCGCTGTACGCTGAACTGCTAGAGCAGTGCGGGAGCCAGCGGCCGACCGTTGGAATAATCTGGTACCACAGCAGCCAGCAAGGCAAAGCCGCACTGACGTCGCACAAGTTCGATCTGATGCCGACTCACGAGGCATTGGATCAGCGTCCATACGACTGCGACTACACGGTAGCCGAGTTGCTCAAACAGGCTGCCAGCCACTACGAGGACGGAATCAAGTGGCAGGAGTTGCCGCTAGCGGGCAAGAGCATTAAGTTCGGCACAAAGACGGCCTGTAACTACTGTTCAGTCATGTCGGTTTGCAGAGAGGCTGAAGTTGGCGCACCCTTCTAGCCTTCCGACGATCATAATCGATACGCGCGAGAAAGATCCATTCCCGCTGGTAGGCTACGAAACTCAGGTTGCCACGCTGCGTACCGGGGATTACTCGCTGCTCGGGTTTGAGGATCGCGTGGCGGTGGAGAGAAAATCAAAATCGGATGCGTACGGCTGCGTGGGGGCGGGCCGCAAACGGTTCGTCGAATGCTTGGAGCGCCTGGCCGAACTGGATCGTGCTGCCATCGTTATCGAACGCTCGATCGAGGACTTCAACAGGAACCCGCCAGCCCGCACGAAGATCGACTCGCGGATGGCGGTGGGCAGTTACATCTCGTGGGCCTGCAAGTACAGGATTCCGGTGTTCTGGTGCGATAACAGAGGGTATGCGGAGAGGATTACTGTGAGGTTCCTGGCGGCTTATGTCAAACACTGTGCATGATCCATTCAAGATTGAAGGACCGGCCTGCATCAGTTTCAGCGGAGGACGGACGAGCGGCTACATGCTCTGGCGCATATTGCAGGCCTACGGCGGAAAACTGCCTGACGATGTAGTGGTCTGCTTTGCGAACACCGGCAAGGAGATGACGCAGACGTTGGATTTTGTGAAGGAGTGCAGCGATCAGTGGAATGTGCAGATCGTGTGGCTAGAGTACGGACACGACTTCGACAAAAAAGTGACTTATAGGACGGCCAGTAGACATGGAGAGCCGTTTGCTAGCCTAATTAAGCGCAAGAACTACCTACCGAATCCAGTTACAAGATTTTGCACAAGCGACCTGAAAGTTAAGCTGATAGAAAATCATTGTAAGTCTATTGGATTGGAAGAATGGACGACGCTTGTAGGTATTCGCGCAGACGAACCTAGAAGAGTAGCAAAGATTCGCAGCCAGTCGACAAAGTTAGCTCCGCTTGCCGAAGCTGGAATAGTTGAGGAGGTTGTCGAGGATTTCTGGTCACGCAACGACTTCGATCTTGATCTTCCATACAGGACGCATTCCAACTGCGACCTGTGCTTCTTGAAGGGGGCCGGACAGATAATGTCTCTTATCAGAGAGAATCATGAAAGAGCACTTTGGTGGATTGAGCAGGAAAAGAAGATAGGGGCGACGTTTCGCTCGGACCGTCCTTCATACGCCGAGATGTACCGCATGGCTACACAGCACGGTGAACTGTTTTCGTTTGACGATGAACCGATACAAGATTGCGCATGCACTGACTAGTTGCGTTGCAGCTTACGTGAAGCACTGCACATGAATGAGCGCGTACTACAACGAGATCGAACCGTTCGCGGCGCAGTGGTTGCGCAACCTGATCGCGAGAAACCTGATTGCGCCCGGAGACGTTGATGAGCGCAGCATCGTCGAAGTGCAACCCAACGACCTCAGAGGCTACGCCCAGTGCCACTTCTTCGCCGGCATTGGCGGATGGGGCTACGCCTTGCGGATTGCCGGATGGGCCGATGACCGACCTGTTTGGACAGGCTCTTGCCCATGTCAGCCGTTCAGCACGGCCGGCAAGCAGCGTGGCAGCGACGATGAGCGCCACCTATGGCCTGCGTTCTTCCGCCTCATCCGCGAGTGTCGCCCTGCAACAGTCTTTGGCGAGCAGGTTGCAGGAGCGGCTGGATATGCGTGGTGGGACCATGTGGCAGCAGACCTGGAAGGCGAAGGTTACGCCGCTGCGGCGTGTGATATCGGCGCACACTCAGTCGGGGCTCCGCACATCAGACAGCGATTGTTCTGGGTGGCCGACGCCGACCGCACAGGATCACTTCTCGGCGAATGCGACAGCGAACCGCAGCAACCCGGACAGCAAGCACCACGCGGGCACGACGCTGACGGACGCGGCCCGGTTTGCGGGATGGGCGACGCCGACGACGCGAGACTGGAAAGACGGCGCAACGAGTCTGGAGAACGTGCCGGTCAATTCACTTCTTGGCAGGCAAGTCCTTGGAGCAGCCTCGAATGGCTCCAATGCTCCGACGGAAAAGCGCGGCCAACTCAACCCGGCCTTTTCCCGCTGGCTCATGGGTTACAATCCTCACTGGTGCGATGCGGAGATATTGAAGCCGCTGCCATTCAGGAGGTTCTAAATGCCAGCATTGATCCCGACCCCGGAAAAGCGCTGCGAGTTCTGTGGCAAGCCTTACGAACGACGGTACATCAATGGACGGTTGGAGGACCGTGGAGTATTCATTCGACGGAAATTCTGCTCGCTTTCATGCTCAGTCTCCGCGCAGCATGCAATGCCACCGCCTACGGAAGCGGCGGCGCGCAAGCGAGCAAAGCGGTTCATTGGCGTGCGCTGCGATTCCTGCGGATGGTCAGACGGCTTGACCGTTCACCACATCGACGGCAACCCGTTGAACAACCGGCTCACGAACTTACAGACGTTGTGCGGGTACTGTCACTCAACATGGCACGCCACGCTGAAGCGTATTGGTTTGCTGCCGAGGATGCCTATGCCTCGACTAATCGAGTGGGACGACTGCGCGCCTACGGCAACGCAATCGTCCCGCAAGTCGCGGCCGAGTTCATCGGAGCAGTGATGGAGCGCAGGCCATGAACCAGAACCTCAAGGAACAAATGGACTGGTACGCCAGCCAGCCAGTCAGCTACCGCCGCATGTGGTGGAAGTGGGCAACCGAGCAACCGAACTATCACGAGATGCACCAGGTTGCGCTGGCGACCGAGAAAGACGAATCGGTGCTCAGGATCATGCGCGTGATTGATGAGCAGGTGCGCGACGGCAGGAAGGTGAAAGTGTGAAGCGCTGGTCGTCACTGATCGACTGGATCACGATGCCGATCTGGCTGCCGGCCATGTTTGCGGTTGCACTGGTCGCATTCTGCGCCGGCTGGCTGCTGACGCAATTGCGGGATTCACAGGACTGAACGCTGCTGAGAGACTCCAATAATGAACTACCGTTGCTGCAAGCGCTGCATGAATCTCAAACCAATGACTGACGAGTTCTGGGGACGATATAGCGCCAGAAGGAGATTCAAGCACGTTTGCAATGAGTGCCTGGCAAAGTCGATCAACCCGGCCAGGTTCCAGAAAGACGACAGCAAGACGCACAGGAAAGACGTGATGGGCCGGTTCAAGCGACACCCGCTTGACGATGTGATGATGCAGTGGGGGAGGATGGGGGCATGATCAAATCTTGCGACAATAAGCACTCGTTTCTCAGCGGCGCGCACCGGCGATGCCCGTGGTGCGAAATTGACCGGTATCGAGTAGATAATCAGCAGTTTTTGAAAGAGAGAAACGAGGCACTCGACTTGACACAAAAAAAGATCGAAGAAATCGAGCGTCTACGAGCCGAGTGTCTGCGGCTTAATCACGAGGAAGCCGAAGCAATGTCTGTTGTGCTTTCTCAAGAAGGCCAAATAGAACGGCTGCGGGCCGAGCTTGCCGACGCGATGGCGGCTATCGACAGGCTGCATGAGCAGCGCAGGGAGCTTGAAGCAGTGCGGGATGCGCTGCGCGAGGATGCGGAGCGGTATCGGTGGCTCGTACACGACCATGATGACGCGACCTCGAGGGTCAAGTGCCGAGCCATTCTTGAAAGGCTGCCCTCCATGTCCTACAGTGCAGCAAGCACAGCAATCGACACAGCGAGGAAAGAATGAGCCGCCGCACGTCTACGGCAACTATAGTGCAAGCTCTGCGCGTGTTGGCCGCTGACATTCGGAGCGACGACGGAGTGGCCAGCGCAACGTGTGCCGAGGCGGCGGATAGACTTGACGAGTTGGTCAAAATGCTGCGCGTAGCGGCAGGAACGCCGAGCCACGAGCGGTGGTCTACCGACTTCCGCGGAAGCGTGGAGAGGGCGATTCGATGACAGACATTGTTGAACGATTGATAAAGCGATGAAGCCATGACGCCAGAGCAAACCATGCTGTTCAAACGCCTGATTGAGTACGCGCACCGGCAGGCAATGATGAGAAACGGCCAAATCGCGCAGGACATTCGACTGGCGCTGAACGATGCCGCGAGGTACTGGCACCTTCGTGACAAGAGCGATCCTGATCTGTGTCGTTACTACTTGGCGTCTGACGATCCGGCCAACAAGTTTAATGACCCCGATCACGTTGACAAGCAGATCGACACTGACCGGGCCAACATGGAGGCGCGCGACCGCGCGAGGAAAGCATGAGCAAGTACGAAGATCGCCTTATCGAAGAAGCCTTTGACAAAACGAGGATGCGCGCACTTCTTGTCTTGCGCGCGGCCGTTGAGGCGATGATGGCGCCGCTTGGATACCACGGCTCAATATCTGCACAAGACGATAGGGTGCAGTCGGTAATGAATGCGCTGGCGCAAATCGACGAAATTGAAAACAACTCCACGCCTGTCAGATGGGCCGCTGCTCTAGCGGCGTTAAGCGACAAAGACAAGAGGGGTCCGCTATGAGCGACATCAACGAAGTTCCAGTATTTGCAGCACAACAAATGCAGACAGGTGCAAACATCGGCAGCAAATGCCTGCGGGTGAAGAATTGGAGCGAACGCACCGCAGAGGAAAAGCTGGACGCCATGCGCGATCACATTGAAGTGCTTACGCATCGGCTGCAAGATGCCGAGACGCTGCTGCAACGATTGCGCTTTCACCAGCACTCGCCGAGCGGAGAATTGGTCGTCTATCTTGAGCGAATCGGCAACAGGATCGAACACTTTGAGTTACGCCTGCCGAGTGGCTTGCGAGGGTGAAAATGAGCCTGCCTGACTGGATGCCGCCGCTCACCCTACTTCGGCCACGCCTTCAGGCACGCCGCTAGTTTCCCGCCCCTGACATCAGCATCGCGCGCACTTGCGCGTACCAGTTCTGCACTCTCAGAGAGTAGTCCAGCGCCTTCACTGAGTAGGCTGCCGCAGTCGGCAAGTGCTTCACCGAGTCGTCCAGCTCTAGCGTTACAGGCGGCGATGGAATCCTCGGAGCTTCTGGCGGCGCTGTAGGCACGGACCTGGTTGCGCAGGCCGGCAGCATCAGTGCGAGAAGCAGCGAGCTGGCGATTAGTGTCAGCGATCGTTGCATTGAGATCCTGTGTGGTGCGGATTGCATCATCGGCCTCCGTGCGGGCTGCATCAACTTGCGATTGCATCGTGCGCTCGGCTTCACGAGCCTTGGCGTGCGCGGCGGCCACTTGCGATTCCCAGTTGGCGATCGACTCCGCGTGGCGCAGTTCCAGCGACGCGATCTTACGATCGGTGAACAGTTTGTGCGTGGCGATCCCTGCGGAAAATCCGATTGCTGCAATGCCGACGACTATCCAAAGGCGTGGCGAGAGAAGCAATGCCGGAATCATTACGTGGAAGCTCTGACTGTGACAGTAGCAACAGAATTCACATCAATGCTTTGCGCCCTAACTCTTCCGTTTGAAAACCTCATTTTCGACACGTCTGACATTGTGAGTCCTGACAGAGTGAAACTGTCGTTATAGAAGTCAGCCCTAGTGCGCGTAAAAATGAGGCTATCTGACGTGAAAGTAAGGTCGCCCTGAACATAGTTCGCACCGCCACCTGAAAGTGTTGCATTGCTCAGGCTAGACAGGCTTGTTCCGTACGAAAGTTGAGTTACAAACGACGCCGACCTTCTCATTCTGAGCGCTGCCCTGACAGTCCCTCCGTCAGTAAGAAACTCAATATCAAGCTCCGCATAATCTCCAGAGTTCGATGTGTTTCCGGCAAAGAGCGGGATCGTGATACCAAGGCTGAAGTATCCTGACTGGGTAACCGATCCAGTTTGGGACCAATCGAGAAAAGTGCCGAACGCCGTCTCGTGGCGGTACAACATGTCAGAAGGCGATGCCTGATACGCCGCATAGTTCGGGTTGAGAACGTCGTCCTTGTTGAAATTAAGGCCAGCAGTGGTGCCGCCTACGAACAGCGAGACAAGATAAGGATCGTTCGATGCGTCGAACACATAAGGTTTTGGCTTGAAGAAACCTGGCGCCATCGGAATCACGATATAGTCCTCCAGTCTCGCCCAAGGAACATCGCACGCTCGGCCTTGCGCCGTTTCGTCAGTCCTTCGATCACCTTGCCATCGGCCTTGTTCCACCGTAGGAACTCATCGGCCGCGCCACCGATGTCTAGCCGGTTCAGTTTGCGCAGCAGTGTAGACCCCACCAGCGCACCAGACCCTACGTTGTACGTAAAGCTGACCAATGCATCAAACTGACACTGCGTCATCTGCACAAGCACGTTATCGCGCACCCGTTCCTCGAACAGCCTGATGTCGCTCAGGAGCAGTTCCTCGGCCTTGGACTCGGTGATCGTATCGCCCTGGCGTACCGGGCCACGCGCAGTGTGTGTCGTCCCGTATCCGATGGTCCATACGTTCGCGCTGCACTGATACGCTTCGAGGCGCAATCCCTCGAAGTGCTTGATCAGGTCAATGCCGGGTTGGCTGATGCGGAGCATTGCAGCACTCTTAGACTAAAGTGCAAGACAAATTGTGATACCGGGTAAGCACAATGTTGCCACCAGCGGCAACAGTAGAAACTTGCCACTTAATGCGGGCAGTAACAGTCCCATCACTGAAATTTTTCTTAAGCGTCGTAAACCTGTCAAACGTCATCTGTTGCCAACCACTATCAGCTGGCATAAAGACGTAATCAGTTGGAGAGACTTGTCCGCCGGGAGATGAACTTGTTTCTATTGTCCGCCTGACGTAGCAATTTCCAGCAGACACGCCCCAAGAAAGGTCGTGCCAGCTATCAGTGCACGTCCCAAGAACAGTTTCAGCAACGCCGTCAGGGTACCAGAGCTTGTCAATGAGCAACCCGCCATCAGCCTGAAACGTCATGCGAACCCAAAGGCTTCCGAGTGCGTTGTCGAGATTTGTTGCTTGAGCGAATTGGTCCTCGCCGCAAGAATAACCGGACGAAACCTGAGGTTTGAAAAACCCCGGTGCCATCGGAATCATGCCGCTACTCCTTGTTCTCGACTTCTGGCTTTCCAAACGAGATCGGCTGACTAGTCACCAGACGCAGCAGGATATTGGTCATTGCGATGACGAAGGCCGCGGCCCCGTACAGCGTTTCGCTAAACAGAGGCTGAAGCAGCCTGAAGTGCATCTCCAAGCCGGCCAATATCGCACTGAGGAAGTTGAACCACAATGCCTTGGACGCCCACCAGACTTTCATCACATAGTCCTCCACAAAAAATTTGCAACTGCTTGTACCTCAGATGCTGTGGCGTTGTTTTTGATCCTGTTAGCCTTCATGCAGATGACATGAACATTGCTTGCTATGTAGCCAACAGAAGGAATTATTCGATCAATCGTTGGGGAGTTATCTGAACCACCAGAAGCTGATGTTTCAAACTTCAATCCGAGAATGGGGCAGTGTGTCGGCATGTTTATATCTTGCCAGCGCAGATTAAATGGAACTCCTATTTTGACCGCTCTCTTTTTAGCTGACCAAACCATTTGTTTTCTTGGATCTTTTTTGTGCGCTTCACGCATCCGCAGAACTAATATATCTCGCTTACCTGAATGGTATTCGGCACGACGATCAGCAAGAATTTGATCTCTTTTCAAAGCGTATGCCACCTTCTTGGCGGCACTAATTTTCTCTCTATTTAAAGATCGATATCTAGCTTGGGACTCAAGTCTTTGTGGAGAACAGCGCATCACATTGTCCGAGATGTTCTTATACTAAAGATTGAACGAGCATCCATATTGGGATGCGAGGCCGGACGGGGAGCGCGATCCAGCCCCTGCTTGAGCCGCTCTACATTCTCCATGCAGCCATCGTAGATCGGCTGGATACGGTGCCCGGTAATCAGGATGAATGGGCCGATGCGGCGTTGATTCTCGGTGAGCGTTGAGCCGTCGGGGCCGCGCAACGTATATGTGCGCACCTTGCCATTGATTGCAAATTCGAGATTGCCTGCCAGCGACTCATACTTGATTGTCGGCTCCTTGAGCCAGTCCGGCTTGCCGTGCTTGTAGGAGAATCCGTAGGCCGTGTTGCGGAACCCGAGCCAGATCACGTCGCCGACGTAGCGACCGAGGTACTTGTAGATCAGCTTCATCGTCGGCTCGGCCTTGCCGAACGGACTGACAGGATCATCGGGGGTAAGTGCCCAGTCTGGATACTGACCTTTGATCGCGTACACCGGCACGGCAACCTTCGCATACAGCGTTAGCGCAATCTTGGCCGCTCTATAGATCCACGAGTTCAATGTTTACCTCCAACAGTCAGTGGCGGGAAGCACTCCTTCCTGCGCCGCTCGTAGCCGTCATAGCAGGCCGAGTCGACCACGTTGCGCAGGATTGCTCCGATGCCAACCAGGATCACCGAGAACGCAGCAACCGGCGGCATCAACGGTGGCACGCCATACAGGTACGAGAATGCAAACCTCACGGTCAGCAATGTCCACCCCATTGCGGTCCACAGCCTCCACATCAGCGGACCATAGCCCGCCGACCCGATAGCTGTGTACTGCGACCCGCACGCAAGCGCAGTAATCACGAACAGCATCCCGATCAGCAGCGACGACGACTGCCCGCCAAACATTATGCCGGTAGCGGCATCGATCATCAGTTCTTGTCCCCGCGAATGGCCTGCTTGAAGCCCTCCCAGAATGCGAGGATTGCGGCACTGAGCAGGAATCCGATCAGCGATATCCAACTGGCCCGCTTCATCGACTCAAGCCATTCCTTGTGGCGCTGGACCCAGTGAATGGATTCGATCAGTTGCTGCTCGGTTATGCCGTGGCGCTTGGCCAGCAACTCCATAACGCGGTCGTAGTGCAGCGCAATCACGGCGCGCTCATGATCCGACAGTTCATGTCCCTCGGTCACGATAGGTTCTCAAGGTTGCTGAATCATGGATTGTCGGTGCGGGCATGGGAAGTGAGCAATGGCTTCACTTAACGAGGCTGACGCCGTTGCGTTTCAGCAGTTCAACTAGCGCATCATCGAAGGTGACATAGTTGCGGGTTCCTGCTCCTGCCGCACGGCTACCGGCGTCGAGGTAAGTGATTCCTGGGATGCCAGCTTGGCGAAGTAAATCTTCTGGCCTTCCTTGGCGCAACATTTTCAAATCATCAAGAAGGCCAGCGCCTGTGCGCTGCGATCTTGCCGGATCAAGAAAGCGACGCTCTCCGCTTGTTCCAGTAACCCATCCGCCGCGAATCTTTGACACGGCATCTTTGATGCCTTGAGCCTGCTCACTCAACGGCTTATCCCAATCCAGAAAGTGCTTCGCACTCAGCGGGTCGGCAGCCTCGCGGGAGGCATCAGGCCAGCGGAGCGAGGCTTCGTATAACGATCCGCCGCGCTTGAACTCAACGCCTTCCTTTTGCCACTTCTCAATTGCTGCGATCTTGTCGTCGGCTCGCGGGCCGCCTTGCCTGCGAATCCAGTCCTTCGCCTGCGCGTATGGGTTTTGATACTGCCCATCAATGGCAGATGCAACATGCGCTGCAGCGGCATCCTCAACAGTTCCCGGCTTCGTCTTGGCTGCGTTCGGATACCAGTCGTTCATCGCGTTTCTGTAGCTTTCCGCAACGCCTTTGTCCTCAGCCCAATACAACCCATGCCCGTAAGCCTGCGCCCCCTCGCCGGTGCCGATATTGCTGCTGTCGGCCTTGTCGAACTTGTGAGGGCTACCGTGATACACCTTGATCGCATTGCGCATGATCGGGGCAACCTTGGTCCCCTGAAGCAGCCCGGTTAGCATTGCCAGTGCCGACGCACCTTCCTCCGCTGACTTCTCGCCAGTGAGGTACTGAGCGCTGAGCAGCGCATTGCCTAGCAACCCACCGATTCCAGGCGCATAACTCATCGGCTCGCCGACAGCGGCAAGCAGCCCCTGCGACCCTCGCTTGCGCCTCGCTTCATCTGCCGCCCTGAGTGTCGGCCCCGGCTGCATCAACCCGCTCATCGAAACAGCCCCTCCTTGATCCCGAGCAGCCCGGACTTCAGTTGATTCCAACTCGGCTGGCTGCGCGCGCTCGACAATCCGGTCAACTTGTAACCTTGGTACAGAGGAATCGCCGCGAGCAGCGACAGCGCCATCAGCGGATTCTCACGCACCGATTCGCGGGCGAACGCACGATGTTCCTCGGCCGCAAGTGCGTCATGCTCGGCCTGAGTGCGGGCCTTGTCGCGGGCCGAGTAGAGTGCAGCGTGGGTGCCTAGGAGTCCGCTCACTTGAACTTTTCCTCGCCGAGCATGTTGGTGAGGCCTGCTGCGCGCAACAGCGCATCGCTGATCGGGATTGCAGCCGGAGTATCGCGAAGCGTGCGCTGCAGCGGGAATCCGCCGGTCAGGTATCGCTGCATCAACTGAGATTCGATGATCGGATAAACGGCACCGCTGGCTACGTCCATCGCGTTACGAGCAATAGGAAGCGAATTCTCTGCAAGTAGCGCGCTCCTGCCCGGCGGCTTGATCACCTGCCCCAACTTGGCAATCCCAGAGAAATCCCCGGTTCCATGCACATACGAGCGCGGTCTGTTTTGCTCCATGACGCGGGCCAACTTGTTGATCGGAACATCGCCCTCGGCAAGCGACTTCGGATCTTTGATGAACGATTCCTCGATCAACTTGTAGTTGGCATAGCGGCGATTTGCCTCCTGCCACGACTTGCGCTCAGAAGCAGACAAAGTACCGTCCATTGCCTTCTTCAAGCCAGCAACAAGATCTTCAAGTCCGTTAGCCAGTTCAGTGTTCTCGTTGGCTCGTGCATCGCGGGCTTGGTCCATCAGTTTCGACCTGATGCGCTGTGCGGTTTCGCCGCTGACGGATTGCTTGTTACCGATCAAGTCCAACGCTTCCTCAATCTTGGTTCTCAGCGCTGGAGAGGATGTCAGCCTGCCGCCAACAGATGAATCGGCGTCAACCGCAACGACTGCATTGAAGAAGTCCGTGTCCAGCGGCACAGTACGGCCTTTCATCATGCCGCTTACTTGACCGCCGATATCGTCCCTGAACTTCAGCAGCGATGCATCGTTCACCTCGCTCATCTCATTGCCGAGTCGACGAGTAATTGCACGATTGATTGCGGCTGTCTGAGCCTCGTTAAACCTCTGTTCCATGCCGCCAGTAATTGGCCTGTTGGCGCGCATTTGCTCCCAGTTGCGGATTACGTTGCTGCCGGTGGCCTCGCTGGTGCGCAATGGGATCTTCTCGTAACTGGCAGCGGTCAGAATGTCCTTTTGGGCCCGCGTCAGATTGCGCGCAGTAGTCGGCAACAGTGCATAAGCACCAAGGTTGCCAAGTCCCTGACCGGCAGCGCCGAGTCCAACATTAGCGGCAGCCTCAGATCCAGATGTCGTAGGAAACAATGATCCAGCCGCGCCACCAGTAAGCAACGATGCAATGGTCGACCCAAGAGCGGACTTGCCTCCTGGAATGAATGCCAAAGGAAGTGTGCCGCCAATCATCCCAACGCCGCGACCAATTTTCTCAGCTTGAGTAACTTCAGGATTGAACTCTCGCCTCTCCCTGCGCGCAGCCTCGGCCGCATACAACTCGTCCTTGTTTGGCGCAGAAGTTACCTCGGCATAGCGCTGTTGCGCTCCTCGTCCAAGATCGGCAATCCCAGATCCGATGCCACCAAGGAAATCAAGTAGCCCGCCTGAAGGCTGAACAGGTTTCGCTCTGTACGAATCTCTGTGCTGCATTTCGGAGCGCTGATCGGATGAATACTTGCGCTCCCACGGCTTTGCAGCAGCAGGCTCAGGCTCAGAGCCTTGGTCCGACCAGTTTTTTTCCCACGGGTTCATGGCGTCTTTGCCCAGCTATTGGGGTTGTTGGGGTCGCCGCCAAGGTATATGTAGTCTCCATCTCGGAACCCTGGCTTTAGTCCGCGCTGTCCAGCAATCGGATTTGCCGGCTTTGGTGACGACTGCTTTGCACTGTTCAGTTTCTGCCGGCCCGTATCCGTTGCATTGACGTTGATCCCTAGACCGTATGTCTTGTCCAGATAATCGAGCGCGGCAAAGTTGACCTCAGGATCTACTCCGGTGTCGGTGGCCATCTTGATGTAGAACTGCAACTCGACGTTGGAGTCCATTGCCCTTGCGCTCATACCGGTTGCCGACCTGATCTCATTGATCAGCGCCGGACGAAGCGCCGCGATCTTGTCCCGCGCCCGCTGGGCCTCGGTTCCCAGCGCCCTGCCAACATACTGACCGGGCAAAGTGTTCATCAGGATGTTTCTGGTGTTGTCCACTACGTTGCCGCCGGTCTTGACCGATCCACCTGCACTTTCAAGTTCTGTATAGGCGTCACGCAGTCGAAGCACGTTCTCGCTGACACGGCCCTTGGACTTCTCCTGTCCCTGAATTTCAATGGATAGTTTCTCGCTGGACGGCGCAGTGGACTCTTTAGTGAGCCAGTCGCGCAACATGCGCTGGCCCTCTGCCGAATCACGCGAAATCCCGGCAGCCTCCATCCTGCGCAGGAATGTGTCCTTTTCCTCAGCGGTATTACTTGACTGAGACGGCGTCAGGAACTCACCAGTTGATGGGCGAAAAACAGAGTTCCCGACCACCATGAAATCAGGAGTTGCCTTCTGCGGCTGCATCATCGCCTGCAACCCAACTCGCGCCAACATCGGATTGCCGGTCTGCATGAACTTCATCGCCTGCTCGCGCGCTGTCAGCGGAACTTGCTGGATCTGCATATCAGGGCCGGCGTCGCTAGCCGAGTACACCTTCTCCTGCTTCATGAGAAATGAAGGATCGCGTAGCAGACTGGTCAACTGCTGATCAGCAGCAGATTGGCGCTCGGCCTCGGCAATCTGCATATCGACTAGCCGATTGCGCCGTGCAAGTTCCTCATCGCGCTGCTGGAGCAACCGCGCCTGACCGTATCTGTTCATACCGGCCAGCCCGCCTTCGCCGATAATCTGTCCGACCGAAGTCCGCTGTGGACGAGGACCGGAAGCCGCAAGCATAGATAGGGCAGCACCGAGAATCCCTTGCGTCTGAGGGTCGTCCCAGTTGGTTCCGAGAAGTCCTGCCATGTGTGGCTCCTAGCCGATCAGGCCGAGGCGCGGCCGTGCGAAGTTCATGTCGGGAATGAGGCCGGTACTGAATTGGGGCGGCGGCGGGATCGAGGTCGAGAACTGGGGCGGCTGCCACTGGCGCTGGGCATTGGCGGTGAGCACGTCGATTGAAGGCTGGTAGCCCTGCACCTTGCCATCGTTGCGCTTGGCATCGAAGTAACTGAGGGCGCCGCCAGCAACAGGTATCAGAGTCTTGAGAACGGATTCGCTGATGCCGGTCAGGTCGGACAGGCTTTTCAGCAGACCGCTTCCTGCCGACGCGGCAGTTCCAGCGCCGCCAAGTGCCAGCGATGCGACGGGCTCAGTAGCGCCCCCAGCAGCCGATCCAGCCCCGCCAAGAGCAAGAGAAGAAACTGGCTCGGTTGCGCCTCCGGCTGCACCACCAAGACTTAGTGAGGCTACCGGCTCGGTGGCGCCGCCTGCCGCCCCGCCGAACAGGCTAGGGAATGCCTGGCTCGCACCATATGCCGCACCCATTGCAGCCAGCGGGATCAGCGGCCCCCAGTTCTTCAACTGATCATTGGTGTCCCAGTGCATGGTGCTCTCGGGGGCTGCCGAGTAGCCGCCCTCGCCCTTCTTGAGCGTGTAGAGCGTCCCCTCCTTGTCGCCCGTCTTGACACGGAACTGTGGGTCCATGCCCTCGACATAAGGCATCAGTCCGAAGTTGCCGCGGGTAGTCCAGTTGTTGAACAGATCGGGATTCTGCGCGGCCAGTTCCGGCGACAGTTCCCACACGCGCTCGGAGGTCGGACCTATGCGGTTGCCGAGATAGTCTTCCATCGGCAGCCCTGACCAAGAGCGGTCGGCGACGACAAAGGGGTTGAACCCGAACTGGAAGGAGTCGGCCATGATCAGCCCTGCGACAGAATGTTAAGGAGTTGGGCGAGGCCAAGCCCGCCACCGATTGCCGCGCCCCAGGGGTTTGCGTACTGCGGATTGGCTGCTTGAGCGGCTTGATAGGCGGCTTGGTTCTGCGCAACCATCTGATTGACGCCGAGGTTGCCAAGGCCGAGTTGACGCTGCGTATCGGCGCCGTAGTATCCGAGACCGAGTTGGCCCAGCCCAAGTTGGCGAGACGTGTCGGCTTGGTACTGGTTCACCCCGAGGTTCCCCAGCCCCAATGTGCGATTCAGATCCTGCTGATCGACGCCGAGGCCGGTGCTGGCCGATGCCTGCCCAGCCTGCAATCCCCTGTTGGCCCAGTTTTGATAGGCGTTCGCATATTGCGGCGCCATCGCATTGACCACGTTCTGGTTCATGCGATCCATCACAACGCCCTCGGCGAGCTTGGCCCGGTCGCCACCGTATCCGCCCGCCGTGATCGCATTGGCATTCAGTCCCGGCTTCAGGTTCGTGTTGTAGTTGTAGTTGGACTGATCGTATAGCGACTGGCTGACCTTATCGAGCCATTGGGTGTCGAACGGCTGCTGGGCCTGCTGGAATGCGTTCAGCCCAAGGGTCAGGAAGGGGTTGTAGTCGGCCATGTCAGTTCCTCATTTGGCGACCCAGCCGGTGTTGCCGGTGCCGCTTTCCTTAATGTAGAGAGTGGTGTTTGCGCCGCCGTCAGTGCGCAGGTACAGAGAGCCTACCGGGGCTGCAATTGCTCCTTCTGGCGTGCCGGCCCCTTTGGAGATACTCAATGCAGCAATGGACTCGATGGATCTCTCCACTGCTTCGAGTTCGCGCTCAGCCCACGGCCCGAAGTCGCCGAACGGGAAACTCTTGATGTAGCCGACAATGCTCATCTAGTACATCCCCTGCGGCTGGACATCGACATCCAAGGATTTGATCCTCCAAGGCTGTCCGTCGTTGGACCGGATACGCAGCCCCAAGAACCTGCCGGATCTGTTGACGTAAACAGCCCTCGATGTGCCTCCGTCGAACACGATTTCTGGCTGCCATACAGGTTCTTCGTTCACGCTCATCGAGGTACCTATGGACACATAGATATTCTGGTCCTCGGCCAAATCGAAACGGGGCCATACGCTGCGGAAGAACTTCACCCGTTGGGCGTCGCCAACTGCAATGTAGCTTCTGCGCAGTTCGGCATTCAGTTCAAAGCCGTCGTTGGAGTAGCCGCGCCCGAGGACGTAAAGCCGTTGTGACGTGCCGGATAGCACCGTATGCGGCAGCGAGTTCGCCAACTGATTGAGCGATTCCCAGGTCGACGTGATCGATGACCATGTGCCTTCGACATTGCTCCACGTCACCACGTTATCGACGCTGATCTCCGAGTAGATCCCCGATGTGGCGCTTGGAAGATCGCGGATACCTAGCGTGTTGTCGGTGTAGTTCCAGGTGATCGCCTTGGTGCAGGCGGTAGCGCCGTACTCCGGGAAGCAAATCATCACCTCGGAGTCGCGCACGTTGGCCAGCACGAAGCACCGCTTCTTGTACTGCGGGTCGACGTTGGTGAACAGCCAGTTGCGCAGGCGGTTATCGAGTATCGATTTGATTGACGATCCATTGAACACATAGACATCGGAACTCGAAAGCACGACATGGCCGACGCCAGCTACATCCACTCCGCAGTTGTTGTTGATCATGCCGCCGGTAGAGCCGACCGGGATGCGGTTGAACGCCATGACCAGTCGGTTGGCCGCGTCCGACCCGCCAACATACCTCATCAGCGTGATGGCCTTTTCCTGATAGATGGCCAGTTGATCGCCGAGCGGTATCATGTCGACAATGGGGCCTTCGTTGGAGTCGAGATCGACGGAGCCGGCGTCGTTCGATACTGAGGCGACCCAACTGGCGGGCAGCGTGCCGGGCTCTGCCGATGCCGACCACCTTACCTTGTACGGGTAGGTCGTGCCGCTCTCGATCATTCCGCCGGCCACGAGGAAATACTTGAACGGGCGCAGCACCTTGCAGGTTGTCGAGGCGGGCCAGTTCGTCAGGTCGGCAAGGTTGGTAGCGGTGCCCAGTTCCTCGATTGCTATGAACTGAGGGTCGGCTGCCCCGCCATCATTCAGGATCAGGAAGCCGGTGAGCGATCCGCCCGTCCAGCGAGAGTCAGCCGACGATCCAGGAGTGGTCGATCCGGTGATCTCGTACTCGGTGTCAGTGGAGTAGGCGAACACCTTGGTCGTGCCGCCGCCGACGATGTAGTTCGTGCCGTCGATCTTCTTGGCGCTGAACAAGCCGTAGAGGATCTGGGTGGGCTGGACAAAGGCCGACAGATAGCCCGGCGCTCGCTCGGCAAGCCCACCTTTGAATCGCATGTTGATAACGTCGGACCACCCGAGCGGCTCGATAGGCAGGTCGTGGTCGGGCAGATCCTTTACGACCCCGTAACCGCCGACGTTGGACAGGCTGACAATCACGATGAGGCGAAGTCCCCGAACAGGAGCCACACTTGCTCAGATTGGCGCGAGTCGTCCTCCTTGAGCAGCGTCACTACCGAGTTCTGCGCGCGGGTCTTTTTCGCCGTGCTGGCTACGTCGATGGTGATATCTGAGTTCGGGCTGATCGTCACTTGGCCGGCCCCGTCCTGCTTGATGTGGATGCACTCGCCGCTGCGCAGCGACATGCGCGGCAGGGTGATAGTCACCGCCGATGCACTGGTAGTACAGATCACCCAGTTAACGTCGTCCTGCGAAAGCGTGAATGCAGTACGGTCGTCGTACCTGACGTTCAACTGCGGGTAGGTGTCACCCGGCTGGATGTTGCTGTACTTGCGGGTGTACCCGATGAGTACGCCGTTGTTCATCAGAAGTCGCCGCTGTTGGTGACGTGGACCATGAACGGTTCAGCGTTGTGCGTTGCGACACCGATCTGCGCGCCGGCCTTCAGAATCCAGTTCAGGTTGGAGTAGCCGCCGCCGACAGGAGGGGCGAGCACGCTGACCGATCTGGCCGCAACCGATGCAGTGAAGAACAGCCGCCACTGGTCGGTTGACGATTCGCGGGCGAAGAACTTCAGGCAGCCGGCGGTCGTGGTGCCCTGTGCGGCCCATCCGATTTGGTCAACTCGCGAGCCGTCATCTCCGCCAGTGAACAAAGTAACGATGGCGGTGGAACTTGCGCCGTCAAACCCCTCGACTGCGGCACTAATGTAGGCAATCTCGTAGCGCGGCGTTGATGCATATGCAGCATTGGTGCTCATGGTCAGGCGACTCCTGCGTTCTGGAGAAGGAAGTCCTGAACGGTGACGTTGAGGACCGAGGCTTGCAGCAGGTTGATCTGCTGCTGGATATTGCTCGTAGAGTTGAGCAGATAGTTCAGTTCCTCGTCAGTCGCGGTGACGGCGGAATTGACGTTAGGGAACGTGTTCTTGAGGGCCGACTTGATGCCGCGTAAGTGGTCGTCACCTTGGGAAACGAGGTCGCCGATGGCGGGCCAGTTGACGTTCAGATCGGCAATTGAGGTAAAGCTGGATTCGAGCGGCATATCGTTCAGCCCTTAAGGTTCATTTGCTTTTCAGCCGTGCGCAGCACTAGGCAACCCTCATCTGAAGCCCGTGCGGGTATTTGTAGGCAAGCATGTAACTGCGGATGCGCCGGATGCACGCCTCGAATACGCCCGCATACTTGCTCATCGATTCGGTGTCCTGAGTCCAGTTAGCGGCATGCATCAGGGAGCCGTTCAGGTAAGCATCGGGGAACAGACTGAGCAGCGAATTGGATGTGGCGGTATCCGATAGCGGCGTGAACCTTGCCGTGTACACGAGCGTCAGGTCCCCGCTCCACGATGGCACCACCAGGATATTCGATCCCTGAATCGTGAAGAACTCAGGCTTGCCGGACTCGCCATCGGCGGCAGCAGCGTGGAACTGGCGTTGAGGCAGGTGGTGTAGCTGGTACGGCCCGCCGCCGTAGACGACGCTGATGGCCTGCGAGTAGTCGGACGGGAGCGACCCCGATCCGCTGGTGACGGCCACCGTAGCGGTAGCCTCCCACTGCGACAGCTTGGCCCGGACCTGCATATCGGCCTCGGCCAGCGCAATGAAATCGGGGATGCGAGAAGTGAGGTCGTCGCGGTGCAGCCAGTCGGCCACCGACGCCTGCAACTCGGAGTACGTGCTCAAGGCCATCCGGCCCCTCCATGAAAGGCCGGTTGGTGGCTACGGGCACTCCGGTACCGCTAGTATATTAGGTTCGGCTTCGTGGTCAATCAGGCGCGGGAGGCGACACAATCATCGCAGGGGGTACCGCTGACATCCTTGTTCAGGTGGGCCTCACGCAACTGCTGGAACCTCACACTATTCCACCCAACTTCGAAGCTGACTTCGTTCAGGTCTGCCATTACCATATTGCTGTCCAGGCCGGCCCCAAAGCAGCACGCTACCAGTTTGCCATCCTTGGTAATGTGGGCCTCGGTGAAGGCGGACCAGCAGGGCAGAGGTTCGCGCATCTTGGCAAGGCGGCCGGGATTGCCTTGGATAGGCTTCATACCGCTCGCGTCTGATGCTCCCCTCATCGAGTAAAGTGGGAGGAAATAATGTTCGTCGACGAAAGGCTCAATCTCTGCAATCATCTGGCGCATCAGATCGCCCTGCTCGCCGTCGAAAGCGATGGACGAGGCATAGATGCCGCAGTCGAAGCGTTCCTCATCGCGGATCGTGCGGGCGGCTTTGAGGTTGCTGATGGCGCGGTCGAGGTTCAGCCCGCTGACATTGGCGACCGAGGCTAATTGCTGCCGGTCGTAGAAGTTGAGGCTGAATTTGAGACTATCCAGTCCGGCATCCATGCAGGCGCGGATCTTGTCAGGCTTGGCCGCTGACCCGTTAGTTGTGAGGAACACGTATGGAAAGCCGACGAGCTTGGCCTCGCGGATGGCGTCGGGCAGCCACTGGCACAGAAACGACTCCCCGATGAAGAACACCCCAAGTTCTTCCACTCCGAGATCGTGCATTTCCCTAATGATGCGGGAGTAGAACTTGCGGTCCATCTCGCCGTTGTCGGGGCGGATCGACTTGACGCAGAAAGAGCACTTGTAGTTGCAGTTTGCTGTCAGTTCGATCTTGCAGGATTTCGGCGGCGGAATGACCGTGCCGAGATGGCTTGCCGGAATCCCGGTAACGGCATCAATTCGTTGCGTAATTGACTTTTGCATGTGTGGTGCGGTACTCGTCGGCGTGAGGGGCGTTGGCGTAGTGCGGGAATAGCGGGATTCCCTGAGTCCAGTGCAGAAGCTTGGCGGCACCGCTTGCGCCGTACTCGTCGGCTAGCCAGTTCCAGTCAAGCGGCAGTTCGCCGATGAACTGATCGGGGCACCAGGAGAATGTCAGTGTTTCCAGCGCATTGCCGTCCCGCACAATGCTCGGATTCATCTTGCGCCAGACATAGTGGGCGCAGTTGATCAGCATGACTGATGCCCAGTTCTTGCGCGGGTAGTCCTCGTTGTCGGCCTCCATAGCGGTGCCGATGTACTTGCGCGGAGAGTTGGTGCGGTAGTGATGCTTGACGACCTGAACGGCCTTGTAAGGGTCGCGCAATCGTTCGAGGTCGGCAAGGTCCGCTTTCAGCAGCATGTCAGCCCCATCGCAGAAGATCGCGGTGCCGCGGTAGTCCTGCAACAGCGGAATCAGAAACCGCGACAGGGTGAATGCATTGGTGCCCTCGCGAACGTCAGATCCGAATGCCCTGCGCAGCATTGGTTTGTGCAGTGCAGTGATGGATACCGGTACCGTTGTGCGGTCCAGCACCGACTGGACAAACACATGGGTGCCGACATTCTCGCGTTCGTCGTGCCCGACGTACAGGTTGATCATGGATATACGCGCACCATCTGGACGAAGCCTCCGCCGGCCACCAAGTCCTTGTGCGGCAGGATTTCGTGCTTGAGATCGGCGATTATCAAGTTGCAACCGAACTTCGAGGTGTCAATCGATCCAGTGTAGTAGTCGTCGAAGAACACCCATGCGTCCGGAGCGATGACGCGCTTGATGTTCTCCCAGTCGCTGCGGATTGTCTCTACTGAGTGCCCGCCGTCGATCCATACGAAATCGATTGGCCGATCCGGGGCGAAAGCCGGCAATGTCTCACGAGTGTTGCCTTTGTAGAGCAGCGCATTGAATCCACTTAGACGATCAAGCACCTGCTCCATGTAGTGGTGCGGCTTGACGTTCTTCTCGATGGCGTCCGTCTCGCGCGTGGCGTCCTCGAACAGGTCGAAGCCGTGATACTGGCAGCCCTCCGGGGCGACAGCGAGCATCTGCATCGCCCGCCGGCCATCCCACGTTCCGATTTCAAGTATCGAATTGGGGGCCTTCTGGCGCACAGCATCGATAAGTTGGTCGTATCTCATGCGGCGCTCCGGTTGGCGTTCTCTGGGCTAAAGCCGGCAGCCTTGCGACCGCCTTTGCAGTGATCAAGGTACTTGGCAAGCTCGACCTTGGCCATCGGGTGCATGTCCTTTTCGTGGCCGGCGGACAGGCTGACCGAGCGGATCTTGCCGGACGCCTCCATCTTGCGCACCGTGGCGTCCAGTGTTTCGCAGTCGGTCCAGTTATTGAGGCTTTTGAAGGAGTCGGACGTGTACCAGGCGAGCCAAGTGTCGAGGAAGTTGCTGTGCTCGTAGTGCGCACAGTTGAACAGCACCATCCCGGTTTCCGAATACATGCCGGCCCGCTTGAACAGGCCGATGTAGGCGTCGCCTAGCATGGATTGAAGCAGGCCATCGGGGATAGGCGCGTAAGCCACGGCATCCGCATCGCACCACACGCCCAGCCCATCGTAGTCGCGCAATGCGTCTGCCGTGGCAAACACCTTGTTGGCGAAGCGGACGACATCGAACAGATAGTTGGGCGGACGGTAGTTGGCGTAGCGGGCCTTGAGATCGTTCAGCGGCGCCAGTTTGGTGATTGAGCGCTGTGTCAGTCGCTCGTCCTGCGGAACTTCGTAGCCCTCGACGTACCAATAGAACTCAGTGCCGGCGGGCCAATTGTTCAGCGATTCGCGGAACCGGAAGCCGTACTCGTCGTAGCCGGCTTTGTGGCAGGTGGTGACGACTCTCATAGATCCTTGTCGAGCCTAGCGATTGCGTGCTTCCACTCGGTTTCGCCCTTGGTTTGGCGGTACAGGCGCACGGAGTTTGGCGGATACCAGATCAGTTCCTTGCCGCCGTTGAACTGGTAGGCATAGCGCCACTGAGCGATTGAAGGAACCAGTACCCTGGCCTTGCGGCCGAGCGCGCCGCAGACGTGCGCAACAGTGGTTGTGACGGTGACGACTTCATCAAGAGCAGCGATCAGCGCTATGGTGTCGTCGTAGTTGGACTTGTCGATTGGCGGAATGACAATCTGCGTCTTGTTAGCGATGTTCCACTCTGCAACTTCTCTTGCGCTGTCGTGATAGGAAAGGTCGACAAAGATTGCATCGCGTTGCAGGATCGGTGCATAGTCATTCAGCGTTACGCTGCGCAGATGGGTCTGGGTCTGCTGCACGCCACCGCGCCACGCGATTCCAATGGTGCGCTTGCCGAACTGTGCTAGCCACCTGTTCCACTTATCGAACAGCGCGGGATCTGGAGTGCAATATGCGGTGCGCTGAAAATCCGAATCGCGGTTCAGATAGAACCGGCCGAGCAGGCTGATGTGGATGCGGGCGTCGATGCGACCATAGTCGGCGGGCCAGGTGATCGCTGATTGCTTCAGCGTGCCATAGACGTGCAGGCCAGGAAAGTTTCGCTTGAAGTATCCGACCATCCGTTCGGCGCACTCCACGATCACGCGCTTGCAGTCCGCCTGAAATCGCGGCAGCAGTTGCGAAAACATGATGATGTCGCCGACCCCCTGATCGCACTGGACGACAACGGTCTGCCCCTTGGCGCCGTCCCACTGCGGTTCCTCGTCCTCGCGCTTGTTGTACACGCGGATGACGATGTGGTTGCCGTAGAGAGCCTCGGCGTACTTCCAGCCGTCGGCCCAGCGGCCCAGCGACAACGATGCGAACGCCTTGCTTACCTGCGCGATATGGTTAGTTGGCTCCAGCGCCAGTGCCCGATCGCACCAGTTGATCGTGTCGTGCCATAGGCCGCGCTGAACGTAGGTGGCGCCGATGTTGGCAATCGGCATCGGATCGTCGGGCAGAAACTTGTTGACATGACGGAACGCCTGCTCGGCCTCGGCGTACTTGTTGAGGTCGTGCAGGGCAGCCCCGTAGTTCATCCACAGGTTGGGCTGCGATCCCTCTTTCGCCAGGGCGCGCGAGAAGCACACCAGCGACAATCCGATATTGCCCATCGCGCGCAGGCAGCAGCCGGCGAGGTATAGGGCCTCAGGCCGGTCGGGATCTTCGTTCAGGGCAATGCTGGATAGGTGCCACGCGGTCGGCCAGTCCTCGCGTTTGACGGCCGAGTGAACCGCTCTGAGATCAAGCATGGGTGCCTGAGGTTACCTTGAGGGCAGGGTAGTGCTGGTTGATGATGCGGAGGGCGGCTTTCCAGTCGATCTTGGGGGCCATCAGGTCAATGCCGTGCTTGAGTTTCATGTCGAGGATCACGGCATTTGGGATGCGCGCATAGTGCCACCAATCCTTCTTGATCCCGGCGCGCGAGTAGTCGGTGTCATTGCGCATCGCAAAGGTCTGGTCAAGCACCGAATTCACATCCTGCTCGTGCGTAACGTACACCCGATCCTCGGATGCCGAGTAATCCCAATAAACGGTTTCACCGGTCAGCGGGTCGTGATCTAGAATTCTGCGTGTCATGGTCGTGGAAAAGGGGAGCCGAAGCCCCCCTTTCCTATTCAGCCGCGATTAGGCGACACCGTGGGCCTTGGAATTGGCCAGCGGGTTCTTCGCGCACAGGGTCCACTCGGCAAGCAACATGCGCTTGTCCGAGTCGCCGGCCTTGGCGATTTCCTCGGTCATGAAGGGGCGCAGGTATGCAATCTCCCACTTCTCCATTTCGAGAGCGTAGGCCGTGCTGGTCGGCATGTAGCGCGAGAGCACCAGCTTGTGCGTGCCGTACGGGGAGACGTACAGGTCGGCATAGCCGATGATCTGTGCCGGCTGACGGGAGCCGACATCGCGGAACCGCTGCGCCACGCCAGTGAACGTCGAGAAGCGGTTGAACGCTACCGAGTCGCACAGGATGGTGTCGACCTCGCCGCCAGTTGACCAGGCGAGTTTGATCATGTCCGACAGGTCGGCCTCGACATAGGCGGTTGCCGAGTTGGTCCACGATCCGCCGGTCGCCGTTGCAAATCCACTAACCGGAGCCGTGGTGGTTTGCAGGGTTTGCGACGCCTTCTTGTAGTGCTGGCCTGAGTAGATCCAGTTCGGCACCGAACCCGACACCCGAGGCGAAGGCGAGGTGCCGGCCGACGCAGGGTTGTTGTTCAGCACGCCGTACTCCATGTCGCGCTTGATCTCGCGGCCGGCGCGAGCGGTGTGGTACGCGAGGATCTCGCGCATACCGGCGTTGTTGATGGCGCGGGCGGTGCCGGTGACAACGATGTCCTTGCGGCTGATTTGCGTGTAGTTCTTCAGGCGCGAGGGCAGCGAGCGGGCCACGGCGGAGTGGTCGTCGCCTTCAATTGCGGCGTTGTTTGCCGGGGCGGCCAGTGCGTCAACGAGCCATTCGTGCGTGGTCGATTGCGCCTTGCCACGACCGGCGCGGGACACGAAGATCGTATCAACTGGTGAAATGTCATAAATGATGTCCTGCAGGTCCTCGCGCAGCGCGCCGCCGGACAGGTCGTAGGACTTGGTTGCGGGTACAGGTGCGGCCATTTCTTACCTCATTCGGTGCAGCAGCAGTGCGGCGGCATCGTTGACGTTCCCCGTCTTGTGAAGCCGTTCGCGCAAGGATCTTTCCTTTGCTGCCGTGTTGCTTTGGGAGGCGGCTGCGCTCGCGGCTTTCACCACGGGCACGGCCTTCGATGCCTTGTTGGCAACGGCTGGTTTGCCAGCCTGCAGGTTGTCCCATTGCTGCGCCTTCCACATCACATGGGTCGCCACCGGATCGGCGAACCAGCCTGCGGTCAGTTTCTGCTTGGGGATTCCCAGTGCGGTGCCGTAGTCGTGCAAGGCATTGCCAGCGTTCTGATTCCACCCCGGAACCTTCTGGGCCATGTAAGCCTCGGTCGCCTGCACCGCCTGCAAGACAGCACGGCCGAACCCGGCTTCGTGTTCCTGTTGCTTGCTGGATAGTTGCTGGTCGATGTCCGCCAACTGGCTGTCGATGTTGCGCAGTTCGCGGTCGAGGTCGATCTTCTGGTCGGTCGAAAGCTGCGTCCAGTCGATCTTCTTGGCCTGCTCCTTCATGGAGTTCAGTTGCTGCTTCTGCGTCAACAGAGGCTGAGTCTGCTCAGTGAAAAGCTGCGCCGATTGAATTGCGAGCTTTTCGGCCTCGATTGAGCGCCGTACCTCGGCAAGTTCCTGCGTTTTCCTCGTGTAGTCGGCCTGCATCATGAATGCGGGCTTGAGCTTCGCGGGGATAGCATACTTCTCGCCGTCCCAGTCGATTTCCTCGGTCGGTACTTCGGCCGTCTCATCATTGGATTGTTCAGTTACCTCATCGGAGGCTTCGGCTAGCGAAGGCTGTTCCGGTTCTGGAACTGTCTCGATCCCACTATGAGGGACTGGAGGATTGTCGGCTTCAGGGGCCGACGTTGGGGCCGGCTCGCCGCCAAAGAAAGCGGTAAGCCTGGATTGCACTGACTCTGCTGATTGCAGTTGGTCGTTTGGCATCAGTTACTTGTTCCGTAAGCGCTCAACATCACCGTCGTCAACCCAGCGTTGCAACT